GTTCTTTTATTTCCTCATTAAGGTCAATGGTTGTGTCATAACCTAATTCTTCTAGTACTCTTAAGATATCTTCTTCAGCCATATTAGTCTCTTCCTTTAATAGGTAGAGTGCAGCGGCATATGATTTTATCCTTGAGCTACCAAATGGTATTTTTTCTAGAATTCTTTTTATATTAAAGACTAATCTATGAAAGACAGTATATGCTTTCTTTTGAGCAGAAGTTTGGTCTTTTATTTTAACTAATAACTTGCCTTTGTTATCAATCACACCTTCATCAAATGCATCGGTGTCACTCCATTTAGTTACAAGTAAGCGAATAAACTTATATGTTATGAATAAATCTATTGCACTTTCTTTAATATATTCTGCCATTTATAATTTCCTTAATACATCTATAACGGTCGAGTCTAATGGGACCTCAACATAATCTTCTTCTGGTAAATAATTTAAATATACCAAAAAGGTTTTAACAATACTTTGCAAAGTATCATCTGTCTTAGACATTAATATTTCTGCACATACATCAGGTCCTAAAACATTACCCAATATAATAATATGATTTAATATTAACCGTTCTTTTAAATCATCATCCCGATAGTATCTATTGATTAAGCGATTGATATACTTAAATCTAGATATATCCTCTTTAAAATCCTCAGTTGTTGCCCACTTATCTCTTTGGTAATGCTTTGCAGCATATAACTCGAAGTTATTTTTACTTAATTCCATAATATATATTTATGTTTATTTTTTAACGAACGCTTTTAATTGTTGTAATAATGTTTTTTTACTTTTACGTTTATCCAATTCAATTCCAACTGTTCTTCCATACTCTTCTAAGTCATCCTTTGAGGACCTATTGGAATATGATTTAGCTTCATCAACTTTTTTCTTCTTTGGTTTCTTCTTAACACCATTGAATTTATCTTGCTCTTCTTGAGTTAATGCAGCCGCGACCAATCTTTCTCCAGTCGGACTTAAAATACCTCCGGCATCAGCTGTTCCAGTTGATAACCAACCTACTCTTTCTAGTGGCATATCTTTCTCCTATGTAGTAATAATATCTGAAAGCCAGAAGTTTTTAAATCTTCCATCCCCTTTCAGTTTCACCTCAACGTGATTGCTCCCTAGTTTATTGATTGTACCTTTTTGTCCATCATTAGTTACTACGTCATCATTCACATTAAATAATTTGCCAGCTGCATACTTCTCACGAAGTTTTGAAACTGGACTTAATTTGATATCTTGTCTAAAAGATTTCTCTTCTTTTAAACCCATACCAGCTCGGACTGCATTCATAAGTCCCTTGGCATCTTTAAATCTATTTGGTAGACCGCTAGTAAATGCAGCAAGGTCATTTTTAGATGCAGCATCTCTCATCTTAGAGGCTGACATACCATCTGCACCATCAGCATCTGGGTCTCTTTCACCTGCACTTATAACTTTTATAGATGCAAATTCATAAAAACCATGTTTAGCTTTAATACCATTCCACTTATTAATTAACTTGTCAAATTCTGTTACTCTATCTGAGCCAACAAATAATTCTAAATTCTTATATCCATCATTATGAGCAGTTACTAGTGCATCCCAAATCACTTTAACTTTTCTATCCATAAGAATATGTCTAGCATGCTTAGGAAATACCTTACGCATGTATTTAACTTTAGTCTTCCATTCTAATGGATTCTTATTCTTATCTTGGGATTGGGTTGCATACACTCTATGGTCACCACTACCTTTAGCCATACTTGCATCTAAAAGTTTTTCATGTCCTATTGTTGGAGGATTGAAACGACCAAAGTTAATAGTCACGGTTATCTCCGCGGCTTCTCCTAGGTAGTGTTCCTTAAATGTATATAAATTACTCATTACCAATTAGCATTTTTATATTTAGTTTTACCGTCAATTCTTACAATACCAGCATCTTCAGCAGCACGGGAAGAATACAGACCGCCAATTACTAAATCATCATAGAATTTTTCCATTGAAGCTACAAATCTTTTATCAACTCCAGATTTCTTTAATGTTTCATATGCTTTACGGAATTCTCCAAGGCCTTTAATAGACATCTTTTCATTCCATTTTTCTTTTAATTCTTGTGCTTCTCGCATATCTCTCAATGCGGCTGTTACATTTACTGGTTTTTTATTCATCTTGATTCGGACTCCCACCCTTTAATTATGTCTTTGCTAAAATTATTATAACTGAATTCCATTCGGTCAACAATCTTAACGGCACCGTTAGTTAAATGGTCAACAGCAACGTATCCTTCGGCGCCTGTTACTCTAAAACCATCTTTAGTCTTTACAAAAGTATTTATACTATCCATACTGTCCAAATGTGTTAATAACTTTCTCTTAGCATAGACCAATTCATTCTGCATATCAAACATTAATATTAAATTAGCTTTATTAGTATCATTGAACCATTGCAATGCAGCAATTTTAGTATCATTTTTTCTATCTTTACCAGCTTGGGTCTTTAAAGCATCTATTTCTTTGTCATATCTGTCATGAATCCATTGTATTAATTCTTCAGCATGTTTTGTTGTGTTGCTAATCTCGCTTTGCGTTCTAATTTTCGTGTTGCGAAAGGTATTAATAAATAAATTAATATCTGTATCTGTAGATACGTCTTTAAGCGCGTTAGCGGAGATTTTCTGAAAGAGCTTTCCCGCGTTGGATATATGTATGGTAATTTCATCTGTTTCCTTTTTAGATAATGTGGCAAGACCAGAGATGTCAGGGAAGTTAGCAGACTTCTGCCATACACTCCTGACTTTCTTAAATGCTGCAACGGATACTCCGAAGCTTGCACTCATTGATTCAAAGGTCGAACCTTGATAATAAGTATGCCACACTACTCCAATCTTTGCCGCTTTAATTTCTTTAGCTGCTCCAACGGGTACTGCATATACTATAGTGTTTGGGTGGAAGGTTACATACTTCTGCCCATCAATTGTTTGATTTTTTAAGTCTTTTTTAGTGAACATAATATCACCTTGGTAGACTCCTTTTCTTATACCAAGTTTTTTAAATTCTTGAAAAGCTACTGTGAGTTTTGCTGCTAAATCTCCTGATGTGTCAGCTTTAACTTCCTTAACTGTCTTATAAACTTTAGGATTCTTATTGAATATTCCTTTCTTTGCAACAAAGAATTTACCATCGTTAGGGTCAATACCAACGAATACTGCTGGTGCTCCATCCCATTTAACTGTTACTTGCTTTGTATCATTAGTACTACCAGCTAACATATCCCTTAAATCTCTTAAAGCAAAGATAGCCGCACGTGCCCCTTTCACGCCGCCATCTATAACCATATCCTCTATGTGAGTCATATGAGTATTCTTAGCTTCTTTTATATGTCTTTTTAAATTCATTATGATACCGGAAAGAGTTTGATTTTATTTTCTGGAACAGTGGCTGTACCTTCAATATTAAAATTAAATGAACTTTCACCACTCTTTTTAAATGCTACTTGATGGTATTTAGCTATATCTCCATCTAACTCAGCAAATATCCAACAATTAATTACCCAATATTTTTTATGTGTTCTATGTGGTACTATACCAACTTTTAATACTTTAATTTGTTTGTCACCTAACATTGGATTTGTTTGAGTGAGTTTACCAACAGTAATAACTTCAGTATCAGCTTTAGATGGATTACCATATACTTTAACAACCGGCATATTAGTATCTCCCATTGACATAGTTTTAACTAAGTTATTAACAACATCAATACCATTCTTTTTTACATCATCAATAATAGCTTGAATAATTGGAAATGATATAGCATTACCTATTAAAAAATTAATTGTTTCATCTACAATTTCAATGTTAGCTTTTTCAAAATTTACAGAAATATATTCACTATCTTTATTTTTTGTAATATCACCAAAACGTGCATTAAGAAGATTATTAAATTTTGTATTAGGAGAGTTTCTTTTACCTTTATCATTAACAATAGCTTTAAACATTGCAGCTTGAGACATTTCATTCATCACATCTTCTTCAAGGACTTCCTCTTTTAGGAATTTGCTACCTCTAGTTATTTTTTGAATTTCTTTCATTGTATTTCTTTCATGGAATTTCACAAGCTTCTTCATAAATCCTTGAAGCTTTTTCCAATATTTTAATATAGCCATAGCAGCTACTTTAAATTTATTAAACATTTCAGCACCAGCTTTTTTCATTCTCCCAACAGTATCTCCAAAAAATCCTTCTTGTAATAATTGTTCAAATTCATTATTCAATTCTACATCCTCTTTAAACCAACTTGGGTCAATACCAGCTCTAGTTAAAGTGTTTTGAACTTCTCCATCAACTGGGTAAGCACCTGTAAGAAGCTTTGTAATTTTACCAAGTCTAGCGCTACCTTCACCAAGTTTTAAAGATATTTGATACCATGACACATCATCGCATGTCAATTTACCAGTATTTTCATCCATATTAATTTGGGAAGTACCTGTTAATGCTTTTTCTAATTGTGCATATGTGCCATCAATAAGAACACAATCTGCTGTGTTGTCTTTAATAACACCTGTTATACCTTCTTTGCTTCTCATTAAACCATAATATTTTTTAATACCATCCCAAATTACATAAGGCTTGGTAACTCCAGCATCTTTACGCCAAAAATAACTTCCATTAACTAAGGATATAACATCAGCACCAATCTCTTTATCTGCATTAAGATAGGTGACAAATTCTTCCCATTTAGGAACAAATTTAATTATTTTAAAATCACCAGAAATCGTACCTTCCATATCAAGTAATTGCTCTTTAAATTTAGATGGAGTTAATTTATTTGGTATGAATAATCCAATTGCTTGGAAGAATTCTAAAAAGTCTGTATTAGTTTTAATACCAAACATTTTTAATACTTCAGCTTTTTTATCACTACCTGAGCCAGTGCCTTTAATAAGAAGTGAACCTTTACCTGATGGACCTACTAAACTGGGATAATCTGCTGGCTTAATATTTTTAAATATAGCAGTTTGAACTTTAATCTTCCCATCGGGAATACCTTTTTTAGAAAGCGAGGCAGTAGTATCAAATATTAAAGGTGATGAATGCAGTTTTATTGTTTTGGTATATAATTTATCAATATCTTTTAATTGCTCAGCAGAATAAGGTATATGTTTAATATCATTCTTACTTGTATATTGAATTGAATAGGCCTCTTCTAGCTCTTCTAGATTTCCTATCTCTTTACCAAGATTATAATCTTTTACTTCATATCTTGTTTGGCGATTTAATATCTTTGCAAACTCTCTAGGATTTAAACCAAAATGGTCAGCAGCAATTCCTTGAATCCTGGCTTTAGTTAAACCT